ATGAAGAAAATGATCTTATCGACAGCTGCTTTTTTGATGCTTGTTTCACTAGCTGCTTGTTCAAACAAGCAAGAAACAAAGAAGGGAACTTCTAATAGTCAATCAACTACAAAAGTGACCAGCAAATCTGCTAACACTTCAAAAAGTAAGGATACTTCATCAGATTCAGAAAAAGGGTCAACTTCAAGTGTCGTTACAGATGAGGACATCAGTAAGGCAAAAACAGTGGGCGACTTCAAAAAGTTGTATGCAAAATTAATGGATCAGACAGTTTCTCTTACGGAAGAAGCAGGCTCTTCAGTGACCGGTTCCGCAAAAGAGGGTTACGATGCGACTGTTAGTGCTTTGAAGGAACAAATGGAAGGTCAAAAAGAAATCTTCAATGAAGCATTAGAAAGCATTGGATCAGACAGTACGGTCGTTCCTAAAGATGAACGAGAAGGTTTGATTGACAGCTTAAAAGAAGCCCGTGACCAGTTGGAAAGTTCTCGAAAAGAGATGGAAGATTTGAAGAAAGAATTAAGTAAATCTCCTGTTACAGACGATGAGAGCGATGAATCAGATTCAGATTCAGAAGAATAAGATGAAGAAAAAGGTTGGAAATGTCCAGCCTTTTTCTTATTTTTTTCGAATGATATAAGTAAGGAGGTGGGATGATGTTTATTGCTATGGATAAAAATCAAAAGCGTTGGAACTGTATAGAAGAGATACCAGCTGTGACTGAAGGACCCTTCTATTGCTTAGCTTGTCATGGTCCAGTGCGACTCAAAAATGGCTCGGTTCTGCGGGCTCATTTTGCTCATGTAGAGTTACAGCATTGTCCCTATCATCACGAAGCGGAGAGCCTGGAACACCTGGAATTAAAAGCCAGCCTTTATGATTGGGCCTCGCGGGAATCTAGAACAGAAGTCGAAAGTTATTTAGCAGATTTTCAGCAAATTGCAGATCTCTTAGTAGTAGATAAGAAGTTAGCTTTGGAAGTTCAGTGCAGTTCCTTATCTTTAGAACGGTTGCAGGAGAGGAGCGATGCTTATCGAGCCCACAGTTATCAGGTTTATTGGTTACTGGGCAAAAAATTGTGGCTTAAGGAAAGATTAAGTAAACTACAAGCTGGTTTTCTTTATTTTAGTCACAATCGAGGGTTTCATCTTTGGGAATTGGATCAAACAAAGAAAGAGCTCCGCTTGCAATACCTTATTCATGAGGATTTACGTGGACGTTTACATTATCAAACGGAAATTTTTCCTTTTGGTCAAAGGGACCTGCTTGAAGTCTTGCGAACCCCTTATCTTTCACAACCTATGCAGCAAATGGCCGTCGTGCTGGATCGTACATTTTTAACCTATCTCCAGCAACAACTCTTTTACCGTCACCCAAAATGGATGAAGTTACAGGAGCAACTTTATTTGCAGGGACACCATCTAATGGAACTGGGACTGGATTTCTTTTATCCTCTTTGTCGTCCGCTCCGTTCACAAAACTTATTTCAAATTGAAGATAATATAGAAGAATACTACCAGCAATTTATGACTTATTATCAGTTGCAAGGAATCCAAGACGTTCAAATCCTCTATCCTCCTCGTTTTTATGCTCAACAGAAAAGGTAATTTTCTAGAATAGAAATCCTCCCGAAATATTCATTTTTATGCTAAAATAATACCACTAGCCCCAAAGTCCTTGATATTACTGATTTTTCGAGGTGCTGAAACGAGTGAATACGGTTTTGAATACGACATATTTATATTACCATGTATTCAAGCAATTTATCCACGGTATCGCTCCGTTGCTCTTCTGTTATGTGAGTGTACAGATCCAGCGTTATCTGGACGGTGCTATGTCCTAGCCTATCAGAAATGTTTTTAGGTTCCACGCCAGCGCTAAACAATAATGAAGCGTGCGTGTGTCGGAGACCGTGGGGGGTGATTGGTTTTAGTTTATGGTCAGCTATGAAGCGCTTGAAATAACGAATGAAATTGTGAATATGTACCCACTCGCCCCGCTGGTTCGTGAAGATGAAATTTTCATCGCCTTCGAAATGCTTACCGTTTTTGAAGTAAATTTTTATCTGGTCCTTTTTCCAGCTCTTCAGAATTGAAAGAGTGGTGGGATCAATAGAGATTACGCGCTTGCTATTTTTAGTCTTGGGGGTTTGAAGAGTTTGTTTCTCTTTGATCCGGACCGCCGTTTTATCGACGGTTATTTTTTTATTCTCGAAGTCAATATCAGACCATTTAAGAGCGAGGGCTTCCCCTTGACGTAACCCGGTATAACTCATCAAATGCACCAGCGGAAAGAAATAAGACAATGTGGCTGATTGAGCTAGTTTTAAAAACTCTTTCAGTTCTTCCTTGGTCAAAAAATTACCTTTCCTTTGAGTTTGCCGGCTTTTTGGTTTGATAACTTTATCAAAAGGGTTTGAATTGATTATGTCCATTAAGACAGCATATTTAAAAATTCGGTTAATAACTGATAGATAGTGATTATATAAAACGTAACTTTTACTCAGTTCAATAACGACTCTTTGACAGTATGCGACTGTTATTTTTTTCAGCTTCAACTCTTTAAAATGCTCTTCAGTCATTTTCTCAACTTTTGACCGAACGTTTTCAAACGTGCTGGGCTTTACCGTGGTTTTATAATTTTCAAACCACAAGGAAGCTAGTTCTTCGAATGTAGGATCTTGGAACCCGTCCGATTGATTCGACGGAAGCCCGTTCTCTTCCACGTCAAGCAGCAAATTTCTTTCGGCTTGTTTGGCTTCTTTCATGGTTTTAAAGCCTCGGCGCGTGGTCCGCCGTTCTTTTCCGGTCAAGGGATCGATCCCCAGATAGGTTTGAAATAAGTAACGGGTCTCCCCGTTTTTGGTTGTATATTTTTTTATCATGTCTTTCTCCGTTTGGCTTGCCCGCACAATTGAAAGAACGAAATGAATTTGTTATACTTAACTTATATCATGTTTCCCCCGTGGCTTGCCTCGGGGCTTTTTTTATTTATTCGAAAAACAGTTTAATATTATCTGCTTGCGCGTTTGTGATCTTGGCTTTAATTGTCTTGACTTCGCTTGTTTCGACATTTCGCAAGTACAACTTAGCAAGTCCGGGCTTTTCTTCGGTAGTAGTGACAGAGGTCGAATCTATTTTACCTTTACGTTTCCCAGAGGCGCCAATCACACCACCTACAATTGTACCGACTGGGTTAAACGCTGAACCGATTACGGCTCCTAAAAGGGCACTCCCTTTTTTGCCTTTTTGCTTGGTCGTCCCGGTCGTTTTTGTGTGCTCAATAATGGTTGATCCCTCAAATTGAAAATTTTCGAACTCAAATAGCTCGGGAGTGTCTGAATAAAATCCTATATAGTACAGGCCGTCAATTGTTTTTCGAATCGTTGTCGTACCGATTGAAATCTTTGTTTCTTGGGCAGCATTTTTTCTCATTTCATTCATTGAAGAAATTCCGTCCGCTGTCTTTTCGGTCGCTTTTTTGGCGAGATCCTTGATTTTGCTATAGTCCATGTTTTTCTCTCCTTTACCCAACTAATCGATAGTATTCATCTATTACCATTAATTCATCGGACGTCGTTTTGAGCTTGTGGCGCTCCATAAAATGTACATAATTAAACTCGCTCGCGTCCCCGGCTTCTAGCTCTTCCTTTAATAGCGCGTGTATCATGGCCCTATTAGCCTCGTTTTCGCACTTGATCGGGTTTATGGTATATTCGGCCGTCGTGTGTTCTAAATGGCCCAGCTCATGCAAAATAACGCGCTTCTGGGCCTCTCTAGTTAGTGATTTATTAACAAAAATGATCTTCATATCAGATAAGATCATTCCCGGTCGTTGCCATAGCTCGTTATCGAAATAAGCTAGTGTAACACCGTGCGAGTCAACTAACTCTTCAATAGTCATAGGCTATCTACCTCTCAAGTATATTTCTATGATGTTTTGAATCGCGTCAATATCTTCTTCTGTAAGTGGCTTCCCATCGAATGTCTTTGCATTCTCTGCCATTTTTCGGAGGTCATCCGATGTATATCCTGCAATTGTATCATCGCTTGCTATTGCAGGGTTATCTGTACGACCAAGCAAGTAGTCGGTGGACACATTGAAGTAGTCAGCGATTTTTGCAATATGTTCAACAGAAGGAGTCTTTTTATTTTTTAGGCTATAAATATAATTCTTCCCTAATCCCACTCTTTCTTCAAGAGTGTTTAGAGAAATCCCCTGCTTCTTAGCTAATAATTTAATTTTTTCAAATGTCTCAAACATTGATACATCAACCTTTCAAGAGCATTACAAAAAAATATTTTATTTTTTCGACTAAAAACGCTTGACAAATTTTAGACGAACAACTAAAATAGTATTTGTAAGTTAATGAGTTAGCAAAACCATAGTAAAACTTATCTAAAAATAAATAGCTTTGGCGAGCAAGAAAGTTGATAGATATAATGTTTTATCAAGGTTTTTAATTATGTTTATATTTTAGTCGAACATCTAAAAAATGTCAAGCATTTTATAAAATATCTAACTCATTAACTTACAAAAATAAAAAAACGGACCTCAGCTGCTATCTGGGGTACGCTACGGAAATTGTTCTGCTCAAGCTAATAGCAGTAACCATCAACACTTTGCTGGTATCGCCTCCAGCACTGCAGTTGAAATAGTTAGGGACTTTGGTCTACGAGAAGTTGCGCTTTTTTACGTGGCTACCTCCCACGACTGAACTCGCACCTATTTTTACGACTCTTGTTTGTCGTTGCTGGCAACCAGACCAGAAATAGAGTTTAACTACTGAGACACAGTACCTTTCAAAAATTCTGCCAATTTACATCAGCTCCTTTCTGCTATAAAGGTAACATTATTATACTAAATGTAAGAAGGTTTGTAAAGGTTTTATCTGCTAAAAGTCAGAGCAGATAATAGTTTCCGTAAGAAAATAATCAACATTTTTACTTACAAAGAAAGGAGGGGAGTACATGCAAAACATGGACAACGGTCGTCAAAAAATTTTGGATTACCTGAAAGAAAATGATCTAACAATGACCACTCTAGCTGTTCAGTACAACATGACACGCCAAGATGTGACAAATATTTTAAACGGAAAACTGAAAAATCCTCAAGCACATCGATTTGTCGCCCGAGTGATTGAAGATTTTAAAATTCGGTAACAAAAAAACGCCGGACAAAGAATCCGACGCTTGCTTAAATATCTACCTTAATTATATCAGAAAGTGCTTGCCCGCACAATTGGAGGAACGAAGAAATGGAGGAGCTATACTTGCCACCCTTGATCTCGGACGAGATCGCGAAAGTCTATCTAAAGCAGATGATCGAGATCGTAAAAGAAGAGCTCAAGGAAGAAATGAAAGCAGAAAGTTTACCACTCGATCAGAAAGCCTTAATGAAGAAATTCGGCTTCGATCATGGCTATATCAAAAAGCTAGAACGTCGAGGACTCGCGTTTCGAAAACAAGGAAAAAAGAAAATGTACGACGTCCGGGACGTTTATGAAATTTTAGAAAAAGAAAAGGAGTATTTAAAATGAATCAAATTATTATTTCTGGGCAAGTTGCCGGAACAGCAGCAATCGGAGGTGTGTGCTTTATCGCTGGCCTTATCGTTTCATGGAAAGACCACAAGAAACGAATGAAGAACGCAAAAACTGAAACGCTCAAAGCTATCGAAGAAGGGCTTCCAGAGCATAACGCACAAGTCATTGAGCAATACGAGGACGAGCTCGCAAGTCGCCGAAAAAATATGAAGCTATATACCGAATCGCCGGAGGTACCATTCCATGTTTGGTAAAAAGGCCCGCAAGATCGAGCAACAATCAAAAGCGCTCAACCGCTTGTGGTTTATCAACTTGCAGCAAACCGAAATTCTGAAAGCTACACTTGAGCGGGAAGAACGATTGCTTGACGAGCTCGCTCGTCTGAAAGGAGAGTTAAGAAATGGTAACAATTAACAAACTCGAGATCGAAAACGTCAAACGCGTTAAAGCGGTCAAAATCGAGCCGTCAGCAAAAGGGCTGACAATCGTCGGGGGAAACAATAACCAAGGCAAAACAAGCGTATTAGACGCTATAGCGTGGGCCTTGGGTGGTAACAAGTACAAACCTTCGCAAGCTCAACGCGAGGGATCAACGATTCCCCCAAACCTAAAAATCACGCTATCGAATGGCCTTGTCGTTGAGCGCAAGGGCAAAAATAGCGATCTGAAAGTTATTGATCCAAGCGGAAACAAGGCCGGTCAGAAATTGCTTGATAGCTTTGTTGAAGAGCTCGCTCTTGATCTTCCCAAGTTTATGGAAATGACGAGCAAAGAAAAAGCTACAACCTTATTACAAATTATCGGTGTCGGAGATCAGCTCGTCCAGCTTGAAATGGAAGAGAAAACCAAGTACCAAGAGCGACACGCGATCGGTGTCATTGCTGACCAGAAAGAAAAGTTCGCGAAAGAACAGCCGTACTACCCAGACGCACCGAAAGAGCTTGTTTCCATTGCTGATCTGATCCAGCAACAACAAGAAATTCTCGGGCGCAACGGAGAGAACGCCCGCAAGCGTCAGAATTTCGCAAGAATCGAAAATGACTATCAAGGGGCACTCGCAAACGTTGAGCGTTTAGAAGAAATGCTCAAGGACGCCCGAGAAAAAGAACAAGGACTCGCGCAAGACTTGGATATTGCTCGCAAAGACGCGCAAGATCTGATCGACGAATCGACGCAAGAGATCGAAGACAGTATCGCGAATATTGAGCAGATCAATCTCAAAGTCCGGGCGAATCTTGACAAAGATAAGGCCGAAGAAGACGCGAAGGTTTACCGTGAACAATACCGCGAGTTAGATCTTGTGATCGAAGGAATTCGCAAGCAAAAAACGGACTTGCTCACAAATGCAGGCTTACCGCTTCCGGGGCTATCCGTGGACGATGGAGAGCTCTTATATCTCGGTCAACGTTGGGATAATATGTCCGGCTCGCAACAATTACAAGTGGCAACGGCTATCGTTCGCAAGCTCAAGCCGGATTGTGGCTTCGTCTTGATTGACAAACTCGAGCAGATGGACCAGATCACACTTGCAGAATTTGGCGCATGGCTAGAACAAGAGGGCTTGCAAGCTATTGCGACACGCGTTTCAACGGGTGGCGAGTGTTCGGTTCTCATAGAGGACGGGTACAGTATCGCACCAGAAACATATCAAACACCTACAGCATGGCAAGGTGGCTTTTAATAGAAAGAAGGAAAAATCATGAAAAAAACAGAAAAATTTATCGTTATTCGTAGCAAAGAAAATGGATATTTCTTACAAGAGTATGAAAACAACAATCGAGCTTTGGCCTATAGCGCAAACTGGACTGACGACTTGCGAGACGCTGCAAACAATAGCGTAGAGTTTATTGAAAAACAGGGTGATCGTATGTATAAAGTCGCCGAAGCGTTCGAAGGTGAACTGCTCGAAGTTACTGCAACGTATGAGCTCAAAACCCTTGACGGCAAAGAGCCTGAAGATCTAACAGAAAAGATTGGAAAAGCAAAACGCAAAGGCCTAGAAAACCTTCTTCGTGGGCTTTTAGAGATAAACGACGACGAGGACGATGAGGACGACGAGGAGGACTAAAAAATGCAAATCACAAGAGGAAGGAAGGCACGAGCCCAGAAAGTCGTGATTTATGGCCCGGAAGGGATCGGAAAGTCTAACTTTGCGAGTCAATTCCCGGATCCGGTATTCATCGATACCGAGGGATCAACCGATAATATGGACGTGGCCCGTATGGACAAGCCCACAAGCTGGGCAATGCTCAAAAACGAGATTTCGTTCATCAAAGCGAACCCGGACGCGTGTAAGACGCTAGTCATCGACACGATCGACTGGGCCGAACAGCTCGCGGTTGATTATGTATGCGCACAGCACCAAAAGAACGGGATCGAAGATTTCGGCTGGGGCAAGGGCTATACCTATGTACAGGAAGAGATCGGGCGCTTGCTGAATAGCTTGGGTGAGTTAGTGGACAACGGGATCAACGTCGTTTTGACAGCTCACGCACAGATCAAAAAATTCGAGCAGCCGGACGAGATGGGATCATACGATCGATACGAATTGAAGCTCGGGCAAAAGTCAAGCTCGAAAACAGCTCCACTCGTAAAGGAGTGGGCCGATATGGTGCTCTTTGCGAATTATAAGACTATCGTCATGACGACAGATACCGGCAAGAAGAAAGCCCAAGGGGGCGAGCGTGTCATGTACACGAACCATCGCCCGGCGTGGGACGCAAAGAACCGTCACGGATTGCCCGATCAATTGCCATTTACTTATGACAGTATCGCGCATATTTTCGCAACGCAACAAGTGACACCGCAACCGCAACCGGCACAACCAACGCCAGAGACTCAACCGGAGGAGCAACCGAAGAACGATATCAAGGAACAATTGACCGAGATCGGGCAAGAGGTGGCCCAAGAAATGGGACGCGCACCGCAACCAGAAGCACAACCGCAAACAAGCGGAACGCTTCCGCAAGCATTGATCGACTTAATGACACCGCACAATGTCACAGAAAGCGAATTGCAAGACGTGGCCTATATCCGCGGACACTTCCCGATGGGGACACCGATCGAAAACTTCCCGAGCAATTATTGGGATATGATTGTTGCGAATTGGGACGCTACACTTGACGTCATTCAAAACCAAGTCCGGAAAGACCCGGAATTACCATTTAACACTAACGAATTATAAACATTAAAGGAGAAAATTATCATGACACAACAACAATACAACAACAACTTTGAACGCGAATTTGGTTGGGACGACACAATCCAAAAAGATTCTGAATTCGTCCTATTGCCAGAAGGTCTGTACTATTTCACAGTCAAGAACTATGATCGCGGACGTCACACGCCGAACCCGCAGAATCCCGGCAAATTGCCAGCTTGTCCAAAAGCGACAGTTTACCTTCAAGTGGTAGCAAACGAAGGCGAAACAGAACTCCGTCATAACTTATTCTTGCATAGCTCAACGGAAGGTATGCTCTCCGCGTTCTTCGGATCTATCGGGCAAAAACGTAAAGGTGAGCCCCTTCGTATGGATTGGAACTCAATCGTGGGCAAAGTCGGAGTATGTAAGGTCGGAATTCGTGAGTACAACGGAAACAAGTACAACGAAGCTAAGAGCATGATTTACGCCGAAGACGTTGATTATACGAAAGTGTTGAACGTGCAACCGGGACAAGCTCAACAAGGCTATCAGCAACAACCGACGCAAGGATTCAACCCGGGTCAATTTTAAGGGGGCATAAATGAAATTACGGCCTTATCAACAAGAGGCGCGAGAAGCCGTCCAGAAGGAATGGCGAGAAGGGCGAAAACGTACCCTTCTAGTCCTTCCAACTGGGACGGGGAAAACGGTCGTCTTTTCTAAAATCATTGAAGATCAAGTCCGAGAAGGAAAACGCGTCCTCGTACTAGCTCACAGATCCGAGTTGTTGGATCAAGCAAGCGACAAGCTCAAGACCGCAACGGGACTCGGTACGGCGCTAGAAAAGGCCGAAAGCACGTCAATCGGCTCGTGGTATCGAGTGGTCGTGGGATCTGTCCAGACAATGCAGCGAGAAAAACGCTTGAGTCAATTCCCGCCCGACTGGTTCGACGTGATTGTGGTCGATGAAGCTCACCACGCCATATCAGACGGCTATCAGAAAGTTTTAAACCATTTCGGAGAGTCCGACGTGCTCGGGGTTACAGCAACGCCAGACAGAGGAGATATGAAGAACCTCGGATCGTACTTTGACAGCTTGGCCTATGAATATTCACTCGTGCAAGCAATCAAGGAAGGTTATCTATCCAAGATTAAAGCCTTGACAATTCCGATCGATCTCGATCTCTCGAGCGTTTCAATGTCCGCGGGAGATTTTAAAGCAAGCGACGTCGGAACGGCGCTCGATCCGTATCTCGTACAGATTGCGGATGAAATGGCCGAATATTGCAAGGACAGAAAAACAGTCGTCTTTCTTCCGCTAGTAAAGACAAGCCAAAAATTTCGCGATATCTTAAACGAGCGAGGGTTTAAAGCAGCCGAAGTCAACGGCGAATCGAAAGACCGGGCCGAAGTGCTCGAAGACTTTGAGAAGGGTCGATATAACGTTCTTTGTAACTCAATGTTACTGACAGAGGGTTGGGATTGCCCGTCGGTTGATTGCGTGGTGGTACTCCGACCGACGAAAGTCCGAGCGCTCTATTCGCAGATGGTGGGTCGCGGAACGCGTCTCTTTCCCGGCAAAGACGAGCTTCTTTTGCTTGATTTCTTATGGCACACGGAACGGCACGAACTTTGTCGTCCAGCTCACTTAATTTGTGAAAGCCCGGACGTAGCGAAGAAGATGGTCGAAAACATGGAAGAAGAGACGGGCGTCGTGCTTGATCTTGAGGCCATGGAAGCCAAGAGTGCGGAAGATGTTGTCGCAGAACGTGAAGAAGCACTTGCGAAACAGCTCGCAGAAATGCGGAAGCGCAAGAGAAAACTCGTCGATCCGCTTCAATTTGAAATGTCTATCCATGCCGAAGATCTTTCAAATTATGTCCCTAACTTTGGTTGGGAAATGGCCCCGCCGTCTGAAAGACAACTCAAGGCCCTCGAAAAGTACGGGATCTATACCGAGGAAGTGGGCAATGCCGGAAAAGCAAATCTCTTACTTGATCGCTTGAATAAACGACGGAATGAAGGGCTTTCGACACCGAAGCAGATCCGCTTCCTTGAAAGCCGAGGCTTCCGGAACGTTGGAATGTGGACTTTTGAGAGCGCAAGAAACATGATTGATCGTATCGCAGCTAACGGGTGGAGAATACCACACGGGATCAGAGCGAGCGAATACTTACCAAATTAAAAAAGGAGTAAAAGGAAATGAAAACGAACAAATTGACACTTTTAACAGTCGCGACTATTGCGACAGCTACAATCGGAATTAAGGGAGTAAATGCCGATGAGTCTGATCGAGGAATCACGCCAGAGACAACAACAATTACAACAAACCAAGGCGGAGAAACAAGCGGAACTGAATCAACTGTTCCAGCAACGGAAGCAACTCAACCAAAAGATTCTAACAATGACGCGGGAACTGGAAGCGTTGAAGTTGAGAATAACGAACGAGCTGGACTTCCAACAACTTTTGAAAAGAGCGGGAATGTGATCGAAGTCAAAAACCCGGAAGTCGTTGTCGATCAGTCAAACGGTACAGGGAAGTATCAACCCTTTAGCGTGGAATATAAGAACGTACACTTCCCAGACGATCTCGAGATCAACGAAGGGGACAAAGTGACGTTCACGCTTCCGGAAGAAGTAGCTTTTCAAACAAACTTCACGTTTGACGTACACAATCCAGAAAATGCCGTCGTCGGTCAAGCAACCGCAGACAGCACAGCCGGGACTGTTACGACAGTTTTCAACGACTATTTCAAAAACCACCCTCTAAACAAACAAATGAGCCTTAAAATGGACGCAAAATGGACGGATAAAGTCGAGAGTGGCAAACCGGTAAACGTTAATTTTAACGGCACAGTCGTAACGGCTCAAATCGGCAAAGAACAAGTGATCGGTAAAGATGAATTGATCGCGAAGTGGGGATCTCAAGACGAAAACGATCCAAGCGTTATTAATTGGACAATTCGCCTTAACTACGCACGCAAGGTTTTAAATTATGTTAAGATCATCGACGAAATGAGCGAGAATCAAAAGTTGATTGACGATTATTTCGAAATCAAGAATATTGAGAGCGTAGATCCGTGGATCGACAAGGGGTCCGCAATGGATCTTGTTAAGTCAATTAGTAAGTCAGATCACGGCTTCGAGATCAAGATGGATCGTCTTGATCGTATGATCTATTTAAACTATAAGACTAAACTAACAAGCGCGGTTAAAGATAGCGTAAACCCAACAAATAAAGTTGAACTTAAAGCCGAAGATTCGGGCGCCGTTTCTTATAGCTACGTTCAACTTGTGGGTGGCCGTGGGGATGCGTCCGGAGAAAATAAACCAGTCTGGAAAATTCCAAATGACGCGCCAAAATATGAAAAACCATCAATCGATTTAAACGATATCCCGCTTATGCCTCCGGCTCCGGTCCTCGAAAAACCAGAGTGGAAAGGCGGTACAACACCGTTTGACGCGCCACAACTTGACAAGCCCGAGTGGCAAGGCGGGGTCGTACCGTTCGACGCTCCGATCTTGGATAAACCAGAGATCAATATTGAAGATATTCCGCTACTTCCACCAGCTCCCGTCTTGGATAAGCCGGAATTAGTGATCGATATTCCAGAGCCAAAGCAAGACAAACCAAACACACCAAGCGAAACAACTGACAAGCCAAAAACGCCAGCGCCAAAAGAAACACCAAAAACCGAAGAAGTGAAAATCACTAATCGCGCGGAAAATCACGCGAAAATCACGCGAAACGAATCTGAAGAAACAGTCGAAGCATACAGCGCACCAGCTACACTTCCGAATACAGGATCAGATTTTGGAATTGCGATCAGCCTCCTCGGACTATTGGGATTGAGCCTCGGAGTGGCAGCAGCGAAGAAAGAAAACTAAAAAAGAAATAGAGGGGTTTAATGAATAACGAAAGAGAATTTGACTTATTACCATTACTGGACCATATAGACCCCTCGATTCTGTCTTATCAAGAATGGATAAACGTCGGCTTCGCCTTAAAACACGAAGGATATACCGCGTCGGATTGGGATAACTGGTCCTTACGAGATCCGGCCCGATACCGTAAATTTGAGTGTTACAAGAAGTGGGACACCTTCAACGAAGAAGCAGGCTCGATCGTGACAGGTGGGACGATTGTCCAAATGGCGAAAGATCACGGCTGGGTGAATCCGTACTCAAACGATAGCGAGGGAGCCCATGAGCTCGACTGGAACGATACGATCGATCGGGACTATCGCTTGATTGATAAGAGCTGGATCGAGGGGAAAGAGATTCATGAGCCTACA